ACTGTTTTCAATGCGGTAAGTGCAGCTCTAGAACTTGCAGGGTCAGCCTGACAAGTCGTTTGACCTGTATCAATATCACGCATACCAGAAGGCCAATTGATTGTATCTAAAATCCTGCCAATACGAGTGCCAGTAGTCTCACCCGCTACTGCCCCTGTTACTGTGGTGATTGCTGAAGTATTGAATATCTTAAAAGCATCGAATGCAGTAATGGTGACATAAGCAGTTTCTTGGCCTTGAGGATAGGTATAACGATATTCTGCTGTATATCCTGAAAAGAGATAATAATCAGTTCCACCATAATTGGCTGAAATACGGAGTTTTCTCGCTGGTTGCAAATAGCCGTAAATTGGAGATGATGTGTTTTGGGGGTTGAAATTGCCTTGAGGGTCAAGGATTCTGACTGTTGCTTGCCCTGCATCATAAGTATCTTGCAAAAGATTGCGACCTCTACGAATAGCGATATTGGTAGTAGAGGCTGTGTAATCAATAATAAGGGCTGCACTTTCAGCCAATACATTTTTACCTAGAATGCCATCTACAGGATCATCTAAAGTAAGTGGGATTCCGTAAGCTGGTCCATTAGCAAAGTTAATCTGGACTGTAAGGGTTGCTGGTAGTGCCATTAGACCGCCGTAATAACTGCCTGACGGCTATATCCAATAGCTGTGCCAGCCCATCCAGAAGCTGCTAGGGCTTTGTTGATTGCTTCATTAAGGTCGTTTTCGGCAATGATTGAGCCTTCAATGTTTGTGTTAATGGTTACGCCCACAGGTAATTGATTGCCTGTGCCAGAAGTACCTAGTCCAACAGTAGATGGCATTGAGGTACTAGTGCCACCGTTAGATGTAATGCCTAGAGATGCGTTAGTTGCGCCCACGAATGGCACATAGCCACCAAGTGCTGCTTTTTGTGCTGCACCTAAAGAAGCAAAAGCAGAAGCTGCTGAACCAGCAAAAGACTTGAAATAACCTTCAAGTGTATCTAACTGTTCCTTGACAGACATAATGTTCCAGTTTTTGAAGATATTATCAAGAGGTTTAATACTCTGTAAGGTGCTGACTAGCTTCTCAGTATTCTTCTGAGCATCATCCAACATCTTGGTGTATTTATCAATCTGGTCAATGTTCTCAGATTCAATAGCCTGCATGAGTTTAAGGCGAATACGATCTTCTTCTGAAATCTTGCCCTTGAGGGCTGCTTCAATCTGAATCTTCTGTAGGTCAAAGATTGCTTTGGCTTTAGCCAGTTTAAGATTATCTTTAGTGGATTTGGTTAAAGCCTGAGTTGCCTTAAGTTGAGCAGCAGCTGCCTTAGATGCAGCTATCGCATCGGCCTTCTGAGTATCCTGTGAAGATACGCTTGTTGAAATGTTGCCCATGCCTTTGAAGCCATTAGCAGGATTGTTGTAAAAGAAGAAGTTCTTTGGGTCAAATAAAGATTTAGTGATATTGATAAACTTGCCAGTTTCGCGAGTAAGGGCTGCGAAAGCATTTGCAATCTTTCCAATACCGCTAATTACTGGATCAATGGTGTTTGACCCAGAAGCACTTTTAAGGGCATCAACAAATCCCTTGCCAATAGTTTCTTTGGCATTATTAACTGCAACCTGTAACTTGGCTATTTTGCCAGCAGCAACAGAAGCCTGACCTGCAAAAAGAACAGAAAGTTTTTGTTGGATTTCTTCGAAGTTTGAGCTAGTCAGTTCTGCCTTGCTAAGTCCTACCCCTAAACGACCTAGAGCTTGAGTCTGACCTAGATAACCTTTTTGGAGACTTTGTGAGACTTGGGTGAGGCTCTTACCTGTGCCTGCACTTATATCCAGTGCAAGGTTGAGCAATTCCTGAGACTTAGTAACTGACATTGTGGCTCGCAAAAAGCGATCCATAGCTGGACGAAGCTCATCATCAAGAACACCAGTCTGTTGCTCTAAGCGAGAAATGTATCCATTGACTGTTGCTGAACTGCTACCAAAAGCAAGCCCAAGGTTGTTAAGAGTTTGTCCTAATGCTTGAGCTGCTTTGTCATCTTCTGCAAAGGCTTTGATTGACCGACCAATGCCACGAACACCAAAAGCAACACCTAAACTGCCTGCTAATCTTTTAACACTTCTAGAAAGTTTATCGGTAGATGTCTCTGCTGCCTTAAACGCCTTTTTGCCTATGAACTCAGCGGCGATATTAATGGCTACATTACTCATGCTGCTCTCCTAACATCTACCATTGCTGTTCTACGATTAAACTTTGTTGTTGTGTTTTCAATAGCCTTAAATACCGAAGCATTGGCTTTGCCCTGAGTGTTAGCCCACGCTCTAAAGATTAAGCGACCCATCATGCGATGATCACCTTTACGAACTGGCCCATAGAGTTGCCCTAAATTAGAAATAAATTGATTGCCAGCATAAGGATTATTTGAGCGAGATACACCCTTAGATGCTCCGCCTGCCTTTGGCCCAACCCAATCCTGACCTTGACCATTCTTACGACCAGCAGTCTCATAAATTGCGCCAATCATAGACTTATTTTGAATACGAATATTATTAACAAAGCCAGCACGATTAGGCTTAGAAGGTGATGTTTTATAGATAATTCCCTTACGGATTTCCATAGCGTTATATTTTGGAAACCTGCCACGAGGGCTAGTAACTTCACTCCAGCCACTCATAGGAGAAGCAATGGGGACAAATGACCTAGCTTCATTGACGATTGGCTTGAGAACTGCGCCCAATTCTTTTGTCAATTCTTTAGCAAGGTCTGGAGCATATTTGTTTAAGGCTTTCTTAAGGGCGACCGCGCCTACTACTTCTGTTGGCATCGTTCATCTCCTTTGCTTCATCTTTTAAGCCTTGCAACAATGCTTGAAGCATTGTTGGTTCTAACTCTAGTAACTGCTGTGGCGCGACCCCCAACCTTATGCTCAGACGAGCAATGAGGTAGGTGAATGGAAGATCGCGCTTTAAGACAAAGGGTCTGAGTCCAGCACCTCAACACTTTTAAGAGTGCCGATGAAAGTCTCTAACCTTGCATCTACTGGCTCACCTAGCCGCTTAACAACTTCATGAGCTAAAAAATACACTTGGGTCTGAAGTTCTTCCTCACGAAAGGCCTTGTGAAACCCCATCTTGTAATGCTGTTCGAATATGTATTCGATTAAGGGAGTTACTTCCCCTTGCACTACTTTTCCATCTGCAAATGTAACTTTTAACTGTGCCATGATTTGCCCCTTTGTTTAGTTGTTTAGAATGTACCTGTGGTTGCTACTGTGATTGCTCCTGAAACCTGAAAAGTCAGGCTCTGCATTCCTAGGCTTGCAACATCTCCAGCAATAGGAGTAATCGTATCAATTAAGATTAGCCCGCTATAAAATGGATTAGCAGCTGAACCTGATGCTGACTTATCTAGTGCGCACTTGAAATATGCATTAGTAGCAAATAAAGTGTTGAGTGATTGCAGCACAGCAGTAGCTCCATCATCGTTGATTAAATCAACAGTAATGGTGTTATTCTGCAATCCTGCAACATAACGATGGCCAGTATCACCCATCGCTGTGGTCTCAATCTGATCTACTGAACGAGTCAATGTGAAGCTTGTTACATACGCGCTAAGATCGATTGAGGCAGGGTCTGTTGCTCCTACTTTGAATCCAACCTTATTTACGATTCCCTGTGCCATAATTATTCCTCATCTTTCTTAGTGACTGGTTTTGGTGCTGTTGCAGTTTGACCGATTCGCACGAGCCATTCTGCGTTTGCTTTGTCGTTATCGGACATGATTAACTCCAACTTGTTAGAATTGATACGGACATCTCGCAACTGAGAAGGTCTCCCGAAGCAGTATTGAGAACGCTAGGTGCGCTTATTGCGCTTACATTATAGGTGAAAGAAGATGCAGCAAGGAGTGCAAACACACTAACTACTGTGTCCTCGATGCCGTTAAGGTTGCCTTCATTATCAAAAAGTGGCACTGTCATAACAATCTTGAAATTAGCAAAAGGGCTAATAGAAATCTGAGAGTTATTATTAGGTGTCAAGTATGGATCATCGGGTGACACAATAACTGAGTTAGCCAGAACTGTAGCTGGCGGGAATGCAAAGGTCTGCCACTTAGCGTTATTGACCAGAGCAGTCGCTA